TCTTTACATTTTGGATCTTTCTTGATATCGCAATGTACATGCTCTGGGCCTTTGGCAGCTGGCTTTTTCTCAACTGGCTTTTTATCAGCTGGTTTTTTATCAGCTGGTTTTTTCTCAGCTGGTTTAGTTACTGCTGGTTTTTTCTCAGTTGGCTTAGTGTCTGCGGCTTGTGCTGAAAAAGATAGTGCTAGTGCAAGTCCTGCAACGAAAATTAGTTTGTTCATGATTTAGCTCCTTACCCAATATTTATCCAAAAAGAAAGCCCACGGGCTTTATCCATGGGCTTTTTGATACGCTTTAAGAGCTAATTGCCTAGCTAGCCATAATCTAAATCTTACATAATCTGATAATTCATCTTCAACTATCTTACCAAAAGTTCTGCTTTTTAAATTACGACCAAACGTGACCTCATCGTCTATTATGAGGTCACTGTCGTTTAAACCAAAATTACTTCGCTGGAGCAGTAGCTGGCTTTGTGTCTGCTTTAGCTGGCTCTTTCTTAGCAGGCTCACTTTTGACAGGCTTCTTTTCGTCCTTCTTAACTTCAGCTTTGGCTGGTGCTGGAGCACTTGCTGTTGCGGCTGGAGCAGCAGGCTTAACTTCTTCTTTCTTAGCAGGTGCTTGTGCAAATGCTGATACTGCAAACACTGATGCTACTAAAATTGCGATTGATTTCATTTTAAAGTTTCCTTTAGGTTAATATACAGAAAACTATCTGTATACATATATAACGCCTTAGACCTCATAGACGTTGACATATATTGGTCAAGTCCACAAACTGTCCCGAGCTTTGATCAATCGAATCATCATTGCTTCATCTTCTTTTTCATAATCGGATTCAATCTTTTGAAGCAACTTATGAGCCTTATCGCTAGCTTTTTTAAGTACAGGATCTTTTTCCCGTCCCCAATTTAGCTTGCCACCGTTGGCAATACGACTTGCTTCGCAGGCCGCGGTCCATCCACTTGCTTCATATGGGTCAGGACGGTTTCGGTAGGTCACAGTCCACCATGTGTACAACTCTTTGATTTCTTTTGCACGGATAGCTTGTCCAGTTGGCTTGCCGTAGTCTGGATGATCAGGACCACACCAATCAGTGTTAGTCAGAGTCATTGCCCAATCTAGATGATCAATACCTGCTTGAGGACAACGCCAAGTGCGCCAACGGAACCAACCACTAGCCCAAAAGGGAGGATCATACTTAGCACGAGCTTCTTTATCTCCCCAGGCGATGTGCGACCATGCGGATTCGATTTCGACGAAATCCACCAACTCATTAAATAGGCATGGCAAGAACCGATTGCCAACATCGCACCAAGCACCAGGCTTGATATCACGAGTATGAGCGGTAAGAGAATGAGTACGGCTAACCCAGCGATTATTGATGTAATACTTAACATCGTAGATCTTTCTAACGGGCCATGTTACAAAATCCTGGATATAGCCTAAGGCCTCTTCAGCTAACCAGTAACGAAAATTGTGCTTCATCTGGGCCGCAGTGGTCCAGTCGTCCCATTCTTCGCTGGTACCCATACTAAGTTTTTTAGTACCCCGAATCCAATCAGCGAACGGAGTACAACTCCAATAACGTGAATGTTGTGCCATTATACTTTCTCGTATGTTTGTGCAAAAATATCTTTTTTAACTACACCGTAGTCGTTTTCACCATGACGAACAATAACATCTTCGCCTGTATTGTAGTGTAACTTCTCACCCCATGATGTGTCAACTGATCCAGAATGATCTGCTAGTTTGGCAAACTTAACTATCTTTTTTGGTGTGCAAACACCGTCACCTAGATCATCTTTGAGTTCATCAAACTTTTCTGGAGTAATAGGATACTGCTCACCTTTTGGTCCAGTCATAATATAGTAACCCGCAGGATACTTAACTGGACCTTCAAGTGTATCAATAGTACCAGGTTTGTCAGCAATCTCATAACGCTCTTTAGCAGGACGCTTATAGGTTTTGAACCCGCCATCCTTAAACCAATCGTCAGTGACCCGCAGACCTTCTACAATATTGATAAATTCTCTAATCATTTTCTATCGCCAAAAAGTTGTAACAAGTTTAGGAACAAGTTGATAAAGTCCATATATAGTGTCAATGCTCCCGTTACTTCCACAGCCGGATCAGTATCAACACTGACTGCTTCACGAATACGCTGTGTATCATAAGCAGTAAGACCCAAGAAGATGATGATTGCTAACGCACTAATAACTGTTGCCATAACAGTACTACCAATAAAGATGTTAACGATACTGGCAATCACAATAGCAATTAATCCAATAAACATGAACTGTCCCATGCTCTCCAAACTACGTTTGGTAAAGTAACCGTAAAAGCTCATAGTACCAAACAATATTGCCGCACCCATAAAGGCACTGACGATACTGCCCATAGTGAACACAGCAAAGATCATAGCAAAGCTCAATCCCATTAGTGCCGCAAAGCCATGTAAACACAATTGTGCAACTTCTTTACTGGGATTGTTACCCAGAACATAGCTAATACCAAAAATTGCAACAAGTGGTGCAAAAATCACAATCCACTTTAGTACACCAGTGAAAAAGAATTGTAGCAACTCTGGACTAGTGCCCACAAAGTAACTAACAATCATACTAACCAGTACAGCCAGACTCATGTGTCCGTAAACACGGCCCATTGCTTGATTAATTTCACTAGCACTACGGAACGAAATAGTTCCGTCACCGCCTGTATAATTTACTCCAAACATATCATTCTCCTTTAATAAATTGCGCCAATTCTGGAGCAGTCCAGCCAATTGGCTTTAGTACTTTACCATCTTCACGCTTGCGCACAAGTCCGGTATCTTTATCAATCTTGGCAAAGTTTGTACTCATAACTTCTTTCCAAGCACCTTCTGCATCAAATCCGCCACTATGGATAGCACCAATAGTGACAACTAGTATGTCTATAAGAGCATCTAATTGTTCAACTCTATCATTATCCAAAAGAGCTTGATCAAACTCTTTTGATTCTTCTTCGATTAGGCCCACATACATGAGGTATTGTTGTTGATTATATTTGTCAACACTTTGACCACAGGCCTTCATAAATTTTTCTTGATCTCTAAACGGGTTTGTCATTAAATTTTTTCTCCAATCTCAAATCCTCTAAATCTCAAAAATCGAGGGAAGCGCAAACTATACGTTCCATCTTGATTTTGAGTAACAGCATCAGCTCTTACTTCAACAATATTGCCGATAAGAGCATCACGCCCGCCCCAATAAGTATCGCGATTACTGTCTGTAAAGCCACTTCCAACATTGACTTGAATTCGTTGTCCATTATCTTCTCCTTCGCACACTAGCGCACCAAGTTTTCCAATATTTCTACCAGTTCCTTCTTCTACTGCTACTACTTCTAGACTAACTTCAATAAAAGGTTTCAATTTCAGCCATGCAACACTACGCTTACATTCGTATCCAGCTTCTGGATCCTTGATCATAATGCCTTCGTAACCGCCAGCAACCGCCTGTGCATTAATTTCTTTAAAACGCAACTGTCCTTCAGATGTGGCAAGATCAACATTTTCAAACACCAATGCTTTAACATTGGGCATGGCTTCGTGATTAGCACTGACCCAATCTTGAAGTGCTTGACTGCGTTTGATTTGTGTGGTTGAGCTTTTACCGTTCTCAAATTCTTCAAGTGTCAATATATCAAACAAGTTAAGAACAGCGTCTGTACTTTGTACATCACTCTTACGATGCACTTGTTTCATCAAATCTTGGAAGCTGGACGACATAATCTCGCCGTCCAACACCATTGCTTCTTTAAAGGAATGTGCAACTTTTGCAATTTGTTCCTTAACGTGCGGAAAGTTCACAAGCTCTTTACCGTTGCGTGAAAACTGGTCAATTCGACCATCAGGGTGAACAATAGTAATAACACGCACACCATCCAGTTTAACTTCAATCAGTTTATTGCCGGCAACTTTGCTTTCATGTCCGTTACTATCATGTGCAAGCTGGCAACTAAAAACGGGAATAATATATTTCTTGTGTTCTTTGCCCACTACTTTATTAACTGTAGTTTCGCTGAAACCGGCTCGCATATCCTTAATCAAAATACGACGATACCAGCCATTCCATTCTGCTTTTGTAGCTGACTTCATCATGGCTTGAATCATGTCACGTGCTGTATTGCCGGTGACGTTGCGAGTAGTAAAGCCAGTAAGAGCGAGAGTAAAACTATCCCAAGGTAACCCAGGGCCATCTTCATCTTTTTTCTCCGGGATCTGTTTCAATCCAAATGTAATCATTGAATCAAATGCCAAGCGGCAACCTTCGAAAAATTCGTCATTACCAGCATCAGCTTGTGCTTGGATAATAGCTTCTTTGTTTAGGCGACTTGGATGAATTTCCAAATCACTAATAACGCGGTAGCAAGGATCGCTCATTTGATTTCCTAATTATGTTGTTTATTAGTCTATATTATAGCAAACAACTACAAGGTTGTCAACCTTTTTCTTGGAAAATATGATCGGCTACGCCCAATTCGATTAATTCATCAGCAGTCAAATACACATCAGATGCTGGCAAAAGTTTATTTTTAACAGATCGAGTATCCAATCCGGTTACTTCTTTTAGAATGTTTACCATTCTCATGTTGCAATATTCGGACTCTTTCATTTGAGCTTTGATATCGTGGTACTTGGCATCCATTCCATCAGTGAATTGATGACACATGATTCCAGTATTTGGAGCAATATAGCGTTCACCATTTTCGCCAGAAGCAAAAATTAAAAAGGCAGCACTCATAATATTACCCATACCAATTGTACGTATTTTGTGAGTACTCACCCGCATCACATCTATCAGAGCAAATGCTTGATACAAATCACCGCCACTGCTATTGATATAAAGAGTTAGCACTTTTTCTTGTTTTTTATCAAGATTTTCGTAAACAATCCATTTAATAGCTTCACTTATATTAACATCCTCAATTTCGCCCAACAAGAAGTGAACGCCGTTGTCCAGCAACTTGGTGTTTATGCGATCCTGCGCATTGAATTCGTCGATTTTTTTCACGGGTTTGCCTTCCATAATGTGATATCCAAATATTTAGCGCATAAGTGAAGCCACTTGAATAAATACTGAATAACCTTTCCAGGGATTAGAATATGATTGATTTAAGAAAACTAATAGACCATTTAGAACACATTGAGAAAGGTGGCGAATTCATTCGAGAACTAGATCCTAGAACTGGTCGTATTGTTAGTAAGCCTGTTGTTGAAGGCGAGATTGGCCGTAAAATAGGATCAACCATTGGTGGAGTGTTTGGAGACAAGGCCGCTAAATTTGGCAGTGACCTGGGCGACAAAGCTGGTGACTTTCTTGACAAGTTCAATCCATTCAGCGGCTCGTCAGACTCCGACAAATCTGACTCCGACAAATCCAATGCTCCGGGCAAAATTTCAGATTTTTCCAGTGATTCAGGCGATACCAAATTTGAACCTATAAATCCCAACAGTATAAAACGTGAACCATATGGTCCAATCGGAAATTATAACGGGCCAGAAATTGATCCAATCAATGATGATCCTGAAGATCCCAAAACATGGCCGCCCGGTGTTAAGAAAGCACCGGACTTTGGTTACATAGATCCTGCCAACGGCTTGTGGATTCCCACACCGTTCTACGTTAGAGTTCCAGATGGAGACTGGAGAATACCTCCGGGCAGTCCAGCGTTTCCAAAAGGATATGTCAAAGATTACACACCATTCAAGCAGAAAGAAGCCGCATTGCAGAGAAAAAACGCCATGATCAGTGGCAGTCTTCTTGAACAAGGCAAGGGTGTTGAACTGCCTGGTGGAGCTCCCAATATACCAGGATACAAACAAGTGGATGTAAAACAATTCAGTAGAGACACGGGTCACAACATTGGACCTAGAGAAATGAATTGGGTCTATGCTTACAAGTCTGACAAGATGTTCAGTAAGAATATTATTCTAATTGCACCCACACTGTATCCTAACATGAAAATCAGTATAAAAAGACACTATAAAAATTGGGCTGACGGCTCTGGGGTACGTGAGTATGGAAAAGTAGATGCACCCAACGGCAAAGTGCATGTCAGCACTGAACATTTCAATGTGAACGACATGATCTTGTCAGTTGTGATTCATGCCACTGAACCCGATATGGGTGCTAAGATTTTGAATAGTTTGCACGGATCCCTCAAACCAGCCTAAATTGTTTAGGGTCGTTTTTCAATCACTTTATCAGCCAAGCCGTAGGCCACTGCTTCTGCGGCACTCAAAAATGTATCAAACTTCATAGCTTCGTACAGCTGAGCATAGGTTTTGCCCGCTGTATTGTGCTTAACATACAGTTCTGTCAAACGCTGATTAATACGTTGACTTTCTTCAAAGCTACGTTTTGCATCTTCAAACTGAAGTTCTTGAACGTGAACGCTACCACGTGTTCCCGGAGTTCCCGAACTAACACGGTGAATCATAGTACGAGCTTCTGGAAGCACAAATCGTTTTCCTGGATGTCCGGCCTGTGCTAAGAAACTGCCCATACTACAGGCTTGTCCCATAACATAGGTTGCTACATCTGGTTTTACAAATTGCATGGTATCGTAAATAGCAAGGCCAGCAGTAACAGATCCTCCAGGACTATTAATAAAGAAAGTAATGTCTTCATTACCTTGACTCTCCAAGAAGAGCAACTGCGCCACAATCAAACTGGACGTATGCTCGTTAACATCCGTATCTAACATAACAACACGGTCCTTGAGCAAACGACTATAAATGTCATATGCTCTTTCGCCCTTGGGCTCACTTTCAATTACCATTGGTACCAAATTAGGCATTATTTGTATTCCTTATCTAAATTTACATTTGTTAAACTTGCAACTGTTTGAAACTTGTCCCATGCTTTCTTAGCGGCTGGGTTTGATTCTAGTTCACTACTTGGCAGGACAGCCTCTAGCCAAATTTCTGGACGACGCCTTGGATGTGCTCCGAACTTGCGTGGCTGATGAAACTTGCCCTGTTCCCAAAGTTCAATACTTACACTACGGAATTGATCTTCATCAGTATAGCCAGCCCATTCAGGATTGCTATGTCCAAAGAACCCACGGCTGGCAATTGGTGTGCCGCCACCGTAGCCTTGCCAAATTCCCTGCCATTGGTCGTCATTATGCGGATCGAAGTCTGTTCGAGCGATAATGACTAGCACATCGTCAATGTCAACTTTGCCGTCAACAATGTCACGAATGCACCTACTATAACTGAGACCAATTTTCATTTTATCCTCTAATGTTGGTTTCTATTACTGAAATTTTAGGACCATTGCTGACAAAATCCATACCAGCCATACGACCTTCGTATACTCGGCCATTCCACTTCATGGCAAGTTTTACACTTTTGTTTATTATAACATATAATGTGTCTAATTCCTTGAAGTCTTGGACAACTGCTTCTACAACTTTATTGCTTGTAACGTTCTTAACATCACAAACGTCACTGTGGCTGCGTATCGTGCTCACTATCTTCTCCGATTGTAATTTTAACTTCTTTCACGCTATCCCAACGGAAACTACGCCATCCCTGTGCTTCAAGATCATAAACGGGCATAACTTCTTCGTTTACTTTCTTTTCTTTTTTAGGCTCAGTATCAACTGATTCATTAATTGGTGTAGCTGGAATAAGCGCATCATTTGTAGTACAAGTCATTTCACGGTCAGTTCCGTCTTTTTTGGTAAAAACAAGTTTTACCTCACCGTCAGCCAATAGTCCTTTAAGCCAAATTTTAAACTCGGCAAATTCTTTTTCATTTAAGGTCGTCATGTAGTTTCCGTTTCATTTCTGCATTTTCTTGTTCTATTCTCTCAACATGATCTGCTACCTTATTAAGTAACTCGAATGTATTTTGAGCTGTTGTTCGTAGCATTTGTGCTACAGTCATTACTTTTTCTTCTGCCATTTTTAAATCTCCAAAATTTTAGTCTCGTCCCAGCCTGTATCTTCGCTGTAACCATCGTTTTCGTAACCACGTGGATTACATACAATACGTGTCTCACCAATCATATAATCAAACGGATGATGGGTGTGACCATGTGTCCACAGTTTAATCTGTGGATGATCCAAGATGAACTCACCCAAGTCACTGTGGTATCCACCGTTCATTAAAGTATCATTTGCATACATTGGATGCATACTTTGAAAACTTGGACTGTGATGTCCTACTACTACACACTTCTTGTCCTTGTGTTCCTCAACAATGAGTTTGATATATCCCAGTGTCTTGTCGTGACGTATAGCAACATCCAACGCACTCATAGCGGCATAGTTACGCTTGTCGTTTCGGATGATACGAAAGTCGTTCATCATACCTTCAATGGCATGCATGGTAAGTGGATCACGTTTGTTCATGTTAGTCCAAAGTGTACCACCTACAAACACTACATCGTCGATAATTTTAGTATCCTGCTCCAACATATAGATGTTTGGGTACTTGGCAACTTCTTCCCGCATGTAATCAATGCCAGCATAGAACTTGCCGTTGTAGAATTCGTGATTGCCCATAATGTAAATTACATGCGGGAACTGAAAACTACAACGTTTGAAGAAATCACGAAAGCGAGCTACTCGTTGCATCTTACGGCTAAGGTCAGCTAACGCACCATTACTATATGGATTGAAATCAGCCGCATGATGATCGTGTAGATCCTGGGCAATCATAATATCGCCACCCAAAATCAATACATCGGCACCTTCGTTATTGTTGATAAAACAATCCGAAAATTCCAAATGTAAGTCACTAACCAATTTAATCTTCATACTCTTTTGCCGTTATGAACGCTGGTAAATTATCTTTAGTAAGACGACCTGCCTTAAACTCTTCAAGCACATTACGCAATGCTTCTTCAACAAATTCGTTAAAGGTCATATCCCGATCATGTGCCATCTTCATGTATTTTAACAGATCTTCGTCTGAAAAGTCAACTGGTACTTGCACTCTTGTGTCATAATCTTCGCCGGCCTTAATAGCCAAACACTTTTGGATAAAGTCATCTACCACATCCAAGTTAACGTAGTCAACATCATCCCATGCTTGGTTAGCAAGAACACTTTTGTGTTCTGCTTCTTTACGATACTTTTCTTGCTTGTTTTCAGCAATCATTCGATAAGCACGATTGTTGGTATAATCGCACACGCTGACTTCATACACCTTTTGGCTCTTGGTACTGAACACAATGCTAAAACTGTATCCGCCTGTACCGTGAACCCCATTCCAACTATCTAGTGAGTAGCTGTTTGGACCGTAACAATCCCAACCATAATTGCTGCCCTCGGTGATTTTATAGTCAACCAATTCCATCCATTCTTTCATTGTAATCATTTGAACACCTTTGAATCAAAAATAATTGCTGAACCTAGCACAATAAAAAATACGCCATTTAACGTGTCTCCAAATGCTACACTTGCAACACCGTTCAACACATTTATTCCGCCAATAGCATATCCGATCGTTATACGGTTACGACCAAACCATTCCATAAATTTTTCCATCATTGCTCGTTTCCTTCTTTGAGTATTTTTTTAAATTCGTATTCTTCCATCTCTTTAGCACGTTTGGCTTCACGTGCCTCTTCACATGGTGTGCAATATGTATGCACCCAACCGCCGCCTCGGCGTTCACCTGTGTTGCCACAGCTTTCGCAAGTGACTCCAGTCATGCTTTCTGCCAATGACACCATACCACTGATATAATCGTCTCCACCTGAGTAGTAAAAACGCAGTGTACCAAACTTTTCTTTAACTTGGTCCAAGGTCACTTGTGGAATCGATTCAGGTACAGTTCTAAAGTCACCAGCAACAATTTCCGCCAGTCGTTTTTCTTTGTACTCGTCATTGGGCAAGGCTTTCATTGTTTCTTCAAACAGCTCAAAATTGCCAGCCTTGGCCTGAGCGGCCATTTCGTTGTATTTGATAGCGCCAATACGCTGTTTCTCTTTCCAATCAATGTGATGCTGAATATTGCCCATGAGCTGGTCCAGTATATTGAACCAACCATCACCACATTCAAATCCCCAACACATACAAGTTTCCTGCATGTTCTTGTTGCGGTTCACCATCATCTTTGGATACTTCTCGCACAACAACTTATCTAGTTCTTGTTTCATTTTATCTCATCCGATGTTTCTGGAAAGTGACTGATAATCAAATCCAGTGCCGCAATGGTCTGCATGTTAAGGCCCACGTCTTCTGGATGTAGCCAATAACCCGCAGGGTTACTATCGCTCTTTGGATTCTTCTTCCATTCACGTAGCTCTTTCTTCAAATATGCACGATAATCTTTTAGGTTAAGGCTGGTGATACGATCCGCAGTTTCACCATCGATCCATTGATACTTTTTGTGTTTTTCTTTACTCATTTTAATAAGTCTCTTTTACAATCTTGTATTCAGTTGTGGGCCATTTGGCTTTGAATTCTTCAGTCTTAACGTAATCGTTATAGTGTTTTGCATCAAAAAACATACGATGGAAAACCGTTTTGTGATCCAAGGTAGTTACTGTGAGATAAACTGATTTTGCTTTGCCCGCCATTTATTGTGCCGCCTTTACGTAGTTAAGTCTAGTTACTGCATTCGAATGTTTCCAATGCTTGCTATGGTCTTTTACCTTGCCTTTAATTATAACACAAGGTCCCAACTTTAGATCTGCTTGACTAAACCAAGACACCATCTTATTGTCTATTATAGCATCAATGTTCCAAGCGTCAAAGTTTTTTGAACGTTGTGAGTTAATAATTTCACAATCCTTATCTAGAATTTGTTCACCAATCAAACCCACATATCCGTCATCCAAAGTTTTGACACGTTTTTCAGTTTGATGACGTGCATAGTCTCGTTTGTAAACACTGGGGAGGCAAGCAATAAATCCAAATTTATTGGTTGGAGTTTCTGACTTGCTCAACAATGCATTTACTTCAGTTTGGAATTCGTTGTCGCCTTGGATAGCCGCAAACAGTAATCGACGATAATATTTTTGGATATCGTTAGCCAATTCACGATCATCTAAATTGGTGCAAAGTAATTGGGGTTTAGGGTAACTTTCGTTATACTGAGTGTGATCTTCGCCTAACGTGAACAACATTAGCTGACGATTTGGATATTTGTAATACATTACTTTACCGTCAAAAATGTCTCCGTCAGCGTGTACTGCCTCTAGATCTTTTTGGTAAGTTTTGTTAACTCGCTGTGCGGCACAAGCTAGTTCTAAAACTGTTTGAAGTGGGAACTCTTTTATCTTGACCATCACCGCTCCGTGAAATAATTTAATACTTGTATTTTACACGAATACGTGGTCTGTGTCAATCTTTTTAAGTCGGATATAAACCTTTTTGGCAAGGCGTTTTATTAGTCCGTCGTCAATATTACCAAAATGGCTAACATATGCATTGAGATTTGGACTTACGTATACATTTTGAATTTTAAAACGACTAAGTGCTGTGAAACGATGCATATAATTTAGGGCTCGATATTTGCCTAAAGTTCTGCATAATTCTATGGTGATGGATAACGCATATGCATCCAGTTCATCTGGATCTGCTAGATAGTTCACGTAGGGTTCTTGCATGTGATTGCTGTAAACAGCATAGTGCCTTTTTACACTTTGACGGCGATGTCTGTATTCGTGTACAACAGCATCAAATAATTGAACTAAAATATCAGTAACGTGCTTGTGATCCCATGTTTCTGTATTTGCAAAATTGTGATAAAGAAATACTTCTATGGCAGTTTCGTGATTTTTATCATCCTCTGCGTCATAGTAGGCATTAACGTAGAACTCTTCAGGACCCAAGAATTTTTTACGTTGAGTTTTTAGGGCAATGTCAAAATCGTGTTTTTTAAATTGACGACGTGCTTTGGTCATCAAGGCTTTAAATGAAACGGGAAAGTCACAGTCTTTTCTTACGGCCACACATACAGAGTTTGCTCGCTCCAGTATGGTGTTCATGTTCATAGCCTGTAAGTTACTCTGCCCTTGTTTAAATCATAGGGACTTGTTTCAACGCGAACACGATCGCCCAAGATAACTTTAATTTTGTGTTGCTTGAGTCTGCCACCCAAATAACAAAGCATTACGTGTTCCATATCATCAATTTTTACTCTAAAAGTATTATTGGGACATACTTCTAAAACCTCACCCGTTAGTTCAATTAGTTCTTTACTCATACTTTACTAATGATCATTGCACCATCTTCTACTCGAATATTCACAGTATCGCCTTCTTTCCAGCCTTGTGCTTTACATATTTCTTCTGGTATTTTAAAAATTACATTGTCTGGATCATCTGGAATATCTTCAAACAATTCTTCAACAGTATAGGTTGTTTTAGTCATAACGTATTTACACAAAGTCATCGTTGTATGGTACTGGAAACCAGTCCAGCTTGTCAAGGTCGTTGGCAATTTCTTCTGCAACTACACCTTCAGATTGATAACCAGTTCGTTCAAAATAGTCGTCATCTTCCTTACCATCATAGCTTAATCCGCCACGCATACCTGAACAATAATAGTCCATGTAGTCTTCACTTTTATTTCTAAGGTCTGCTACAATGCCACCTGAGGCTCGCCAGCTGGCAGTCCAATAATTTTCGGCCAGTATAGGCCAAGTGTGACGTTTACACCATTGCATGTTACACCATGCCGCATACAAGTTTTGAGCATAGCGTCGGTCATCCGCACGAATCTTTGCCATTATTTCAGGGCTGTTTCGGATATCCTCAACTAAATCGTATTTCATTCGTTTTTACCAGCATGCCAATCGCCTTGGAAACAGTGCATCATTTCATGACCAACAGTTCGCATATCTACCTTTGTAGGCACAACTACTACACATTTGTCTTTCCAGAAAAATGTACATGCCAACACTCCATAACCGTAACCATTGTTTCCGTACTTACGGCTCAAAGTGTCGCAAGTCTTTTGAATATCTTTTTGATCAACAAACTTTAATTCAACTGTGGTCTTATTAGTGATATTCTTGCTCATGTCAAAAATACGTCCACCACTGTTATCAAAACTCCATTGCGCTTGTGCAGTGGATGTCAACATCATTAAAACTATTGCAAACTTTTTCATTCTAGCCTCTGTATGCCTGTGTGTTAAAAATGGTGCGGACGGGAAGATTCGAACTTCCAAGGCATGATAATATCACTAGCCATTCCCTACCTGGTTACTTTTTACAGACCCCAAGTAGGAGGTATACCAAATTCCACTCACGTCCACAATGCTATTATACATTCTATTTAAATAAAAGTCAAAAAAATTGGTGACCCAAGCCACCAATTTAAACGTACCAAATTTCTTTGAATCCTTCTTCTTCAGTTGGTTCTTCCCAGCCAGCAATCATACTGGCAACGACATGATCTGGAATTTCTTTGCCAGGACGATTCATCAATCGACGCATAAGTTCTTTATGCTCAGGCGTCTTAAAAACTACTGCAATATGATAGTAATCTGGCAGCATGTTAAACTTTCGAGCTCGGCTTGCAAGAGTGGTACTGGTCTGATCCCAAATAATATCTCGACCTGCTTCTCTTGCGGCAACAACTTCCTTAGCCATCAAATCCACAGCAGTGGGCATGAAATCTGCAAAAACTTCAGAGTAAGTTTTACCCACTTCTTTGGCATAAACTTCTACCCATTTATCAGTGCTTACACAAACACAAGTTAAAGTCCAAATTTGAGAATCTACCCAAGTGCTTTTTCCCGAGCCAGGAACCCCAATCAATTGATAACATTTATTCATGGTTGAAAATTATCCCTTCCTTTGGTATGCTTACTAATTTCGACAATAGTTGCTTGTAGCATTTGAATTTCCATTGCAGCCTCTTCTAGAAGGTTAGCAATCTTATCAGGCTTACCTTCTACTACTGCTAATCTTCCCGGAATCTGCCTACGTATTTCTGCTCGTTTGTACAAGCGGAACACTAGGCTTTGTTCTGCTACTGGTAAATGGCTTTCATCCTCGCATCTCATACATGATGTCCTTTTACTTCGTTGTTTTTGATACTGCCGATGGCACGTTCCATAGACATTACAATTTCGCCTGTAGAGTCAAACCCCACATCCTTGGCTCGATACTTTTCCAAGCCACTGGCATTGCCATGTAAATGTCCGTGAAACTGCAAGCTACCTCTGTGCATTTGATCCCACTCGCTAATTGGATAGTGAAACATGACGATCTTGTGACCATCATAGTTGATATCCAAATACTTGTGGATTTCTTCAAACTCATTTTGAAAACTCACATCCTTGACCAACTTGCGGTCATGGTTGCCTTCTACCAATATCTTACGACCATTCAATCGACGCATGATCTTTGCCGCATCACTTGCCGAACAAAAAGCCACGTCGCCCAAGATGTAGACCAAATCATCACGGCCTACTCTTTCATTCCATTCTGTAATCATGCCTTCAGTCATGTACTTTACATCGTTGTTGAATCTTGCCCTTGTTACAGGGCAAAATTTCATAATGTTAGCATGACCAAAGTGCAAGTCACTTGTGATCCATGTTTTCATTTTATTCTCCCGCAAACTCGCGGACCCATTCAAATTGTGTTTCGCTGGCTTTTACCCACTTGATGTGATCTCGTTTACGCATTGGCTTATCGAAATCAAAGCAGACCAAAATCCAGCCCTTGTCTTGTGAAAATTGTACAGTCTCAGTAACCCGAACGATCTGTACAATCTTATCTTTAAATTTTGCTACAATCATCATACTGACTCCTTTACATGGACCAGTATGACTCCGAAGCTGGATTGCAACACCAAGGAGTGTCGCGATCAATTTGGACGTCTTTACCGGTCATCAAATTTTTAACTGTTACTGTTGTTGGATGAAACTCAATTCGAAAACCCAATCTTGTAGGATAAAGTTCGTATTGCAATTCACGCACTTCGCGCTTCATTTCTGCTTCATCGCGATGTTGCCAAACTGTAGTTGAAACAAGACGTTCACCACTTTTGGTACGCTTGTCTGCTTTGTAGATGTACATGGTATGATTTTGTTTCATTTTCTACTCCTGTTTTGTTAGTGTATGTGTATATTATACAGTCAAAAACTAGACTTGTCAACTAGAGAATACGATGATAAGTGTTGTTTTTATGCAACAGGTTTAAACGTTCGCCAGTCATCAATATTGGGTTTTTCATCTGCGTCATACGTCCAGCCCAGTACCTTCATCATGCGATGCTTGACTAGCAAGTTTGGACTACGAAACCTCTCTGTGTCATTGAATCCCATCATGACTCCAACTTCACAAACCGCACCCGATCTACAAATACCAGCATAGCAATGAACAACAACATTCATACGATTTTCCAATGCGTGTTGTAGCAAGCGAACAAGCTCTGCGGCCTGCTCATGACTACACTTCATTGCTTCATCATCAACATGGTCGTTTTCTTCTACATCAAGGAACTCAAAGTTGTGACGCTCTTTGAACTGATGCTTGGCTTCAGGACGCCAGCTGGCTGGATCCACAATGCTAATCAGCATACTGTTTGGGCCAGCATCGTGATGAAATCCAATAGGGATATCACTTGCGGCTACATTTTCAATCCATGGCATTATCTTCTCCGTGTTGCACCAATACGTGATGCTTTGTTCCAATCATAAGCGACACCATCTGGACACTTACCGTCCTCTACGCTGTCAACTCCAAATTTACCAACTACTTCAAATTCACCACCTCTAATGGTGACAAAGTAGTCCAATGTCTTAGCCCAATTCATCGCTGGTGTTAAGCCATCAAATTCTTTATCACAAACAACATTGCTTGTGTCCTTCCATATTACATTATATATTTTTTTCATACCACTATTATACAATCAAAAACAAATTTAGTCAACGAATTGGTTGTTGTATTTTTACAACAACACACCTAAAAAAATAGCACCCGAAGGTGCTATTCAAAAACAATGTTTTTTAGATATCGTAGCGTGGGACCATTACAGTCTTAAGCATGATACCTTCTGGAGTGAATTGGTCCATATCCGCTGACAGCAGTGCTGTCATGATGCTTGGGCTAAATCCACTTACCAATGCGGCACCACTCTTGTCTGCCTTAACAGGCACATTGTCTGAACTGTTTAGGTTCCAGAAAACAATTTGTGGCACAACATAGCCAGCAGTTTCAAACTTGCGTTCGATCATTTCCATTGCGCTGTCGTCGAAACGGGCGCATTGGTTAAACTGCATGTCTGACAAGATCAGCAACATCTTTGGCATGTCGCTTGCTGGTACTGAACCCTTAACTGCAACGCTTAGGATCTTGTCCATAGCGGCATGCAAGTTAGTGCTCATTTCCCAATCACTCTTAGACATTTGGGTTACCTTGTCAACAATGTTACCCTTTAGAGTAACAAGTTGTGGCTTGCTGGAGAAAGTCAAGAATGTGTCCTTGAACACACCCTTGTTCTTATCAGCCAAGTACAAGCCTAGGCCAACCGCAACATCCAAACAACGAACAGTCGAACCCGGAACAGATGTTGTCATCGAACCAGATACGTCAACTAGAGGCAGGATACTTGCGTCACCTACGTAGTTAGGCAGAGCGTCCCATTGTGCGATCACATGGTCAATTTCTGTCTTGTTCAGCTTGTTGTAGCTGTGAGCGATTCCCTTCAGTACGTCATGTGGGAAGATTGCGCTGGCGTTAACCTTGACAGTCTTATCACCACTTACCAACTTGGCCACATACTCAGCAAATGCTGGTGTGTGACGGTTGAATGCCTTCTTGTAGTTGCGAGCAGCTACAGAAGGAACGTGACTGAAATTGATGTTATCCCAATCTCCTGCACACATTTGGGTTTCAACAACCTTTGTAAGAGTAACAAGACTCTTACGATATTGCTTTGGAGTCATGCCAAAGAAGGCACGAACTTCAGCGGCAATTTGACCCTTACGAGGAGTCCACTTTGCAGCCAAACCGTTCTTAGCACGTAGGGCATCACCCAACATGGTATAAGCGGCTGACTTCAGGTCAGGGTTAGAGAAGACAAAGATGTCATCCCAACGACCAACTTCTGGAATCTTCTTTAGAAGAGCCAAAGCGGCGTCTGGGTCACGCTTTTCTAGATGTACTAGAATATCGCGGAACAATTGACGTTCGCCTGCGCCACCGCGGACATCACGTGCCCATTGTGCGATGCGTAGTGCTACATCAGAGTTTTCTACGTAGGCGGCTGTGAAGTCGCCTGTGATGTCCTTACCACGGCTTGCGCCGATCTTGTAGAACAAGTCAACTGTAGCCTTGGCTGTTGACTTACGAGCCTTCATACCGTTTGCGGTACGGGCTTCTTGATTTGCTACTGCATTTACAAATGCGTTCATGATATTTCCTTTACAGAATGTGTTTTTTCTTTTATAGCGAAAAAGTTAAAGTTGCTGTTAACATTCTAAATTTAACAGGATGATCGTGCCAATTTGTTTAGTATTCTGGTCTGGCCAATTACGGCACCCAGACCCTATCAACATTCATGTTGCCTATTACATATTCTTCTGTATGTAAATCATATTCCAGATTCTCTGGACCTATCTATTCTATCAGTGTCTATTTCTAGAAAGCATTTCTGCCTGTCCTCCGACCACCTTCTATAGCATTAAGATGTAGTTTAAATTGCTGTAGTCATCCTATGACTAACAGGATCGTTGTTGACTGCTTTTATTTTACTCAGGCCATCACTCTGAGCTTGTTGGTTTGTTTCAATAGTTCCCCTTCAATGCTCGGTGGTTTTACGCACTCTGCTCCAGTTAACTACCACAGTGACCAACGGTTCATAGTATATGAATGTTGCTGTACCGATCCTAAAACTCTTTAGCATTGTTACTTGCTATACGACTATTATAGTTGATCTACAATAGTTTGTCATTATATTTTGGCTAAACTGCTAAAATATATTTTGGAGTGGGTGACAGGACTCGAACCTGCATAAAACGGATTTGCAATCCGGGGCCTAACCATTCAGCGGCACACCCACATATTTGGTACCTGGTCACGGTTTCGAACCGCGGACCTTCGCCGTGTAAAGGCGTTGCTCTACCCCTGAGCTAACCAGGCAAATTCTTATCTTAATTTATTTAAATATGCATTTGCATCAACTTTACCTTCTTGTATTTCAAGAAGTGCTGACACGATAGGTAACATTGTGTAGTTGCCATTTTTAACTGCTTCACGTTTGATTTCACGTGCTCGAGCAGCTGCCACTAGAACTAATTGAAATCTATTTTGATTTGTAAGTTTAACACATTTATCTGTGTCAATCTCTGGACCTCGACTTGAGTATCGTGTAGCCATGTTATCTCCTAAGTAAGTAACTATTATAACAAACTACTTGTACTACGTCAAGTATTTTGGTACCAGCGGAGGGAATCGAACCCTCTCAAGAACGCTAATCTGGCGCTAAAAGGTTTATAAAACCTCTCTGACTACCAAGTCTCGCTGGCAGTAAGTGGAGCGGGGTAAGAGAATCGAACTCTCAGCATTAGCTTGGAAGGCTAAGGTATTACCACTATACGAACCCCGCATATTTTTATTTTATTTCTCGACCAGCTAAGTCTGCTTTACCTGTTTCGTAAAGTTCCTTACGCTGTGCAAATTCTTCTTCTGTTAGTCCATGCCAGCCACAACATTTGCCAGTTGGGCTACGTCCGCACCCGCATCGACCAAATTCTTTTTCGTTTTCTTTTACTCTAACTTGCATCTCTATTTCCTAAAATTGGTGGAGGATACAGGGATCGAACCTGCGACCTATTGCTTGCAAAGCAACCGCTCTCCCAACTGAGCTAATCCCCCATGGTCGGAGTACAAGGATTCGAACCTTGGACCCCCTGGTCCCAAACCAGGTGCGCTACCAGACTGCGCCACACTCCGAATTAAACTTTTTTATCTATATTGTTACCAGTATCATTTTGTTTTACTGTTCCGGTTTTATCATAGAGATATCTTTCTGTTTCAATGTATTGTTTTTGTGTTACAGGATCTTCCACAGTCCTATAGACCGTTTTACGATAACGGTCACTAACCATATCCCAAACATTACGTACAGAGGTTACTATCATAAAGTCCTTGGTGCCGGTTGTCGGGATTGAACTGACGACCTCCCGCTTACAAGGCGGATGCTCTACCACTGAGCTAAACCGGCATAAACTTACTTATTACACTAACTGGTTGCGGGACTTGGATTCGAACCAAGGATGGCAAAGGCTTATGAGACCTCGCTAGTGACCAGACCTTCCCCGCGATAACTTTAATCAAACACACTTTACACTTTTCTCAACGGTGGTGTGTAGTCCTTACAACCCAAACTATGTTTAGGCAAAATGTATTTGATTAAAGTGTCTAGCTACCTACACCACATAGGCCCTAAACTGAGCTGTTACTCTGTCCACGTATTTTTCTATTTAGACGGGTTAGCGTTCCTGCCTTTGTGATTTCTCAAGTCGCCACGGACCAAAAGATTAACAGTCTTCTACTCTACCAACTGAGCTACTGCGGAATAGTTCTTACTCTGCGCTTGGTGTTGCGCTATTACTTGTTGTTACATATGATGCAGTGCCTTGTGGTCGCTTGTCATTGCGGTCACGTGTCTTAACAACTACTCTACTGCACAATTCTGCATCAATCATTGCACGTTTCCACTGTCCGTGAGCATGTGCGTCTTTCCATTTAGATAATGCTAAACTTGCTTTTGTCATGCTACTCATCTTATATGTACTAGTTGGTTTCATCATATTTTACCTTTTTAAAAATAATGGCGGAGCATGTAGGAATCGAACCTACTCACCCATTGCTGAATGACAGATTAGCAATCTGTTGCCTTAACCGGTCGGCCAATGCTCCATAAAAAATTTGTCTATCGTCACATACTATCCAAGGCATGCGCTGAGTCCGGCATGGAGCCAGACTTGCTACGGGCTTCAGGTACAGTAATAAGCGACTTGGTTAGCTCACTACTCACATATGGATAACCGTACACACATAAACAAAACTTGGCGGAAACGGTGAGATTCGAACTCACGGTGCCTTTCGACACGACAGTTTTCAAGACTGTTGCAATAAACCGGACTCTGCCACATTTCCTAATTTGGTGGAGTATCCTGGGATCGAACCAGGCGTGCCCGAAGGCGGCGGATTTACAGTCCACTGCATCACCATTGATGCTTCTACTCCATATACTTGGTGCCCCAAGAGAGACTCGAACTCTCACGCACTAGGCACTGGCTTCTAAGACCAGCGTGTCTACCATTCCACCATCGGGGCATAACATATTAAAACACACTAGGGGCTATGCCACCTTACGATTCCAGAATTCTCGGATGTTGCCTAATGTGTTTTAATATGGTACTCGGTAGGGGAATCGAACCCCTCTTCCCGCCGTGAAAGGGCGGTGTCCTAGACCGATAGACGAACCGAGCATATTAACTTTTAAATTTTTAATGAACAAGTATCTATTATAACATCACTTAAGAGCAATGTCAATAGATTAAAATAATACAATGATTAAAAACAAATAACAAATTTGGTGAGCCATTTGATCTAAACCCAAATGATTCCAAAATGCTTTAGTGGTAATATCTCTATTACCCCAATTCATTTTTGCCCAATCAATGTGATAGTGTAATACACCATCTACAGCGGCTGCTACTATGATCCAAAATACTGAAAGTTCTACGTAAAAACTTGCTACGGACAATGCTGCCAATGTACCGATTACATGTTCTAAACTGTGACTGATTCCTATACGATTTCCGTATATGCCTTTGCCTTTTATCTGTGCATCACTTTGCAAAACAAAGTCTACAATCCAATGTTTTACCTGTAACCAAATTAGAACAATTAATATTTCCATAGTGCAATTATATAGTGATTTCAACTGTTTGTCAACAGTCTATTGAAAATATTTTGGCCGGGCTTGAGAGGATCGAACTCCCACCCTCGGTTTCGAAGACCGAGATGATATCCATTTCACCAAAGCCCGTAATTGGTCCCGTTAACAGGAATCGAACCTGTATCTAATTCTTAGGAGGAACTCGTTCTATCCATTGAACTATAACGAGTATCATGAGTAAAGGACTTGAGAGATTTTGGTTTAGACTCGATGAGTCCCAAGGCATCCCAAGTGTTAATAGCACTTGCTCTACTAGTCTAGCCTAACATGGAGCCTATTGTCCCTCAACATTGTACGCTATTAACGCCGCCGTCATTTTGAAACAAGCAATACATCTATGATGTAATATGCACTAACTTTCCACATCAGTACAATTCCTTTTACGGTCGCTTAATAAGCCTTAGTCCCTTACTAATGATACTAAATTCTGGTGCGAGTACCCGGGATCGAACCGGGACACCTTGCGGCGAGAGATTTTAAGTCTCTTGTGTCTACCAAATTTCACCATACTCGCATTTGCTTAACAGTCCTTATTATACAATACTTTCTAACTTTAGCCTATGCATATCGGTAATATGCTACAAAATTAAATTTGGTACCCCACCCCCGACTCGAACGGGGAACACACTCCTTTTGAGAGAGCCGCGTCTACCAATTGCGCCAGTGGGGCAATAGAACGTTAACATAGATTAAATACTGTATGAAAAAAATTAATCTATTTTTTAGTTTGTCTCCAGCCCCAATATTTTTATTAGGGGCTGTATTAAGTTATTTCTACACGCACAACATCTGTGGTGGTTTTTTCTTAGAAATGCCAATAATGTGGTTAGTTATGAGTTTGGCACACATCAGCCCGTGGCTCATGTGGTGGCAACAAAGAAAATTTCAAAGATTCCAAACTTTGCCTGACAAACAACAGTGATAGTGTCCATCTAGTACTGACAAGATAGACTTGTACAAATCCCAAAGTCTGTCAGGATACTGTTCGTAATATCCATCATCAATATATCCTATGTCGTGTGCCTTTACAGTTCCAAACGGTCCTTCTATGTACATATTAGTAACTGCGCCATGATCAGAATTGCCTAATATTTCTTGGGCAAAGTTTAAATTTTTATCAATAGGATACCAGTTCATACAAGTATTTAATCTAGTGGTACCGCTTAGTGGAATCGAACCACTATTCACACTTTAGAAGAATGTTGTCCTATCCATTGAACGAAAGCGGTATGGTGCTCCTACGTAGAATCGAACTACGATTACTCACATACCAAGCGAGTGTTCTACCATTAAACTATAAGAGCATATTGTTTGGTGCCTCTGTATGGAATCGAACCACAATCCCCGGCTTCGTAGACCAGTGTATTATCCATTATACTACAGAGGCAAAATTTGGTAGTTCCTAAAAGAATTGAACTTTTGTCTGCGCGATGTCAACGCACTGTTCTACCATTAAACTAAGGAACTGTATTTGGGGTGCCTTACCGGTATCGATCCGGTACTACCGCTTTCACAGAGCAGGGTGCAGGCCACTACACTAAAGACACCATAGCTGGCAGGCGGACTAGGGATCGAACCTAGGCTAACAGAGTCAAAGTCTGTTGTGCTACCATTACACAATCCGCCAACAAAATAAACAGGATAGAATTTAACATAGTGCTACCGTTACACCAAACCTTGCGGCTACGGAGTCGAACCGTTCCTTTTCTTTTCAAGAGAAGTGAGTTATAATTTTTGCTGTTACTATCCTTAACTGGTGCCCCATGACAGAATCGAACTGCCGTAACCTGATTACAAAACAGGTGTAATACCATTATACTAAAAGGGCGTAATTGGAGCGGGTAGCGAGAATCGAACTCGCGAATAAACCTTGGCAAGGTTTCAGGTTACCATTACATCATACCCGCATATTGTGGCGTACCTCCAGAGACTCGAACTCCGACGAACAGTTTTGGAGACTGTCATGCTGCCATTACATTAGAGATACATATTCTTGGCGCGACGTAGGGGACTTGAACCCCTGGCCTCCGACGTGACAGGCCGGCGCTCTAACCAACTGAGCTAACATCGCATTAAACTATTTACAACTTATTTTGGTGGTAACGGTGAGATTCGAACTCACACCGGGCGCCGTATGAAGGCGGTGCACAACCATTATGCTACGTTACCATATGGAAACATTCTATCTTAGCCATCAAGAGGCATTGCGTTATACGTCTTTAGAATGTTTTCATATGGTAGGGGCACAGGGACTCGAACCCTGATAGACCGGTTAAAAGCCGGCTATTCTAGCCTTTGAATTATACCCCCATATGGTCCCTGCTGTGAGATTCGAACTCACACCTCATTGATTAAGAGTCAAGTGCGCTACCATTAACGCTAAACAGGGTTGTACGTATTAATTGATTTTACGTGCCAACCCTAGACCATACGGGGATCTAGAGTGACACTAACGTTTAGTACGTTTCATGCCGTTCTCCTTTGTTGAATTAGTACAAGTTGTTCACCGCACAACTTGTAAGGCGGGGGTCTGTTGAATTTGTAAGTAGTTGCCCCATCGTTATAGCAACCATTCACCCGTGTAATAAACTCGAGCGGGACTCGGTACGTCACTTGGGATTCATCCAGTTTGTCTCCTTTACAGACCTCCGCCGTTCCCGGCAGGTGGGAGTTGAACCCAAAACCTTCTACTATACAATACCTTCGAAGAATACTGAATAGCGTGACTTCACTTGCTGACACTTACAAAACTTGGTGCTACCTCCAGGGATCGAACCTGGTTCAACGGTTCTTCAGACCGCCGCTATGACCACATCAGCTAAAGTAGCAAATAAAACAGGATGTATTTTTACGGTTTTGATTAAAAGTCAAATGTATAATTTT